TTGGTAGCCGACGTAGCAGCGTTGGTAGCGCTGGTCGCGGCTTCCGTCGCCTTTGTTGTTGCGGTCGTTGCTGAACCAGCGGCAGACGTTGCGCTGGTGGCTGCGTTCGTAGCGGAGGTTGCTGCCTCAGCCGCTTTGATAGTTGCGATACCAGCCTCAGTAGCCGCGGTCGAGGCCGACGTCGCAGCATTGGTGGCTGATGTTGCAGCCTCGGATGCCTTGGTCGTTGCGGTAGTTGCAGAGCCGGATGCAGCGGTTGCGGATGCGGCAGAGTTTGTCGCGCTGGTTGCGGCATTGGCTTGAGAAGTTGCTGCCGAGCTCGCGCTTGCAGCGGCGTTGGTTGCCGATGTGGCGGCTGCGGACGCACTCGATGCAGCCTCGCTTGCTTTTGTAGTCGCCGTCGTGGCAGAACCGGCGGAGGCGGCGGCTGAGCTGGCCGCGCCAGTAGCCGACGTTGCGGCCTCCGCAGCCTTCGTGGTTGCGGTCGAAGCCGAATTAGAGGCGGACGTGGCAGAGCTAGCGGCATTTGTTGCCGCAGTCTCGGCGGCATTTTTTGCCGCCATGAGCTCAGGCGTCACGTCACCGGTGTCACCCTTTGGCCCCTGGATACCTTGGATACCCTGAATGCCCTGGATGCCTTGCGGCCCTTGCGGCCCCTCGCTAACGATGGTGACCGTTTGCGCAGAGGAAACCTCTTGGACGACAACGGTTGCGCCGATTTCTTCGACAACGACCAAATCGCTCATCGAGTGATCTCCTTGGAAACAGTGATCTCGCCTTCCATGAGACGGGTCACGGTTCCGTCAGCGGAGGTCAGCTCGAGGTCGTACTTGCCACGAGACCAGCCGATCGCCGCGGTGGTCGTCGCGCTGAAAATCATCGTGATCGTTCCGGCGCCAGTTCCTGAACCAGTGGTGAGAACCAGCTTGCCGTTGGTCGATGATAGCTCGAGCAACACATCGTCCGATGCGGCGCTCTTGCGGATCTGCATCTTGGCTGTGTAGCCGGTCAGGTTGACTGGTACTCCGGCGCTGTCTTTCCAGACGATCGGCTTGATCAGAGTCGCGCCCTGTTCGATCTCGAAGTCGTAGCTTGCTGCTGGCATATCAAATTCTCCGGAGCTTGGCGCTCATGACGGAACGGACCTGGCCGTGGGTAGCGCGCTGACGAGCCACGTTAATACCCTGCTGGAAAAGGGTCCTGTGAACTGCCGCCATCTTCTCGTTGCTGTACGGCTTGCCAACGCTGATCATCAATCGAGACAGAGCGCCGCTTGCGATCGTTTCGGCATAGTCCTCGAGGATCACGCTCTCGATTGATTCGCTGGCGCGAGTTGGCTTCAGTGCCACTCGCATGGTCAAACCGCTGGGGTAGTCCTTCTCAGGCGGATTCCACACGGACACCGAGCGCTCATCCTTCTGGAGATAGAACCTCGGCGTGCTGGACTTGTCCTGGTACGAGCTGAACAGACGGTTGTAGACCGATGCCTCACGCACAAAGTCGGGAGCCAGCGGAGTCAAAGGCGTGTCCTCGAGCCAGGCTTGCATCACCTTCACGACGATGTAGCCCTTTGTCGGCTCCAGGTCGTAATCAACGACGCCTTGCTTGAGTGTGACAGGGTCGTGGTCGCGGACCATCACCAGGCTCTTCTCGCAGAACTCGATGCAGGCGTTGCGCACTGCGTTGACCACCAGCATCTCCGCGGCGCCAGGCACCTCGGGCATGATGTTGGGGAAGAAATCTTCGTAGGACGCAGCCATCAGACGCCTCCAGCTTGAATGCTTTGCGGATTGGACTCGCCGCCCTTACGGTTCAAGGACTGGCCGAATGCCACATCCTTCTGCAACTTCATGCCCATGAGTCCGCCGAACAGATTCAGGTAGTTGTTAGCGAGAGCTGCGTTGCCGCCGTAGTCGGCTTCCTTGGCGTATGCGCGGAACAGAACAAACAGCACGATGCCCTCGAAGTAGGCGTCAGCAATTGCCAAGTCGTTGTTGGTTGCTGTCAGAGTAGTCGGACGCTTGGAGTACAGGAGCTCGACCTTTACCCCGGCGTTCACTGGAGGATTCACCCAGAATGTCGTGGGGTTGCGCTCGTCGTAGACAGAGTTCTTGACCTCGGACTTCTTGGTGTTGGTGTGCCAGTACGGATCGTAGGCATCCAAAGTGTCGCGATCGGTGGGGCGGATTGCACGACCAGGAGTCGTGCCGTCCGAGCCGATGTTTCGGATCACGTCCAGCAAGCGGTAGCCGGAAGAAGGGATGGACTGCTTGGAGCCAGCCGCCAGGGTGACGACCTCGCTGACCGGGAAACAGTCAGGGCGGTATACCGCAATGATGCCTTGCGCATCGTTGATGGCGTCGATCAGCTCCTGATCTGTCCAGCGGTAGCCAGTAGCGTCAGCATCGTTGAGGATGGATCGAACCCGAGAAAGAACGTCAGAGACCTTCATGCTTCACCCGGCGGTTGTTTGGACTTGCGCTGGGGCTTGCCGGCCTCTTTCCTGAAGGCTTTGAGGGCGTCCTCAATACCGAGACCAGGCGCCGTTTCCGACTGCGCTGTCTCTGGATTTTCGTTGGGGTTTTCCTGCGGAACGGGCTGTGGCGGGTGCTCGTAAGGCTCCATGTCGTCCCGCTGCGCGAGCTGCGGAGTCCACGCGTAGATATGGCCAGATGTCTTTTGTTTGAGCAATTTCATAAAAAAAGGGAGGGAGTTTCCTCCCTCCCCTCCATCAGGGTTTACCCGATCACTTGCGGACGTAGCCGTGAACCAGAGCTTCGGGCTTGGTCACCTTGAAGCCGTACACGTTCAGACCGCGGACGATGTTGCCGAACGTGCTTTGGGCACGCAGGGTCTCGACGTTGGTCATTTGCGAAGCGAAAGAGATCGCGTCGCGGGTGCCGGCCATGATGTTCCATGCCTTGTAGTCGGCAGCGCCGCCGGTGCCGCCAGCAGCAGCATCGGATCCCAGGTCGGTGACGCTGGACAGGTTGTTGCTGACGTACAGGGTGAAGCGGTCCACTATGCCCAGCTTGCCGTTACGCAGGGGCGTGACGGAGTCGCCGGTCAGGTAAGCTGCCTTCAGGTCCGAGCGCTTGATCAGCGAAGCCATCCAAGCGGGGAGCACGGCCCAACGGCCATCTTCGGGCACGTTCTGCTCGTCCAAGCACTGACCCATGTCCAGGATCATGTCCAGAACCGTGGAGCTGGTCACTTGGCGGGGAGCGCCGGTAGCACCCAGGTTGATGTCGCCAGAGATAGCGCCAGCGGTGGCACCCTTGTTGGCGGTGGCTGCGTCAGCGTACACGCTGCCGAGCACGTCGCCGTCGATCGCGATCTTCATCTGCTGCGAAGCGTCGTTCGTGAAGATGTCCATCAGCTTGACGTCGGCTTGGGTAGCATCCACGTCGTCCAGAACGACTGCGAAGTACTTGCCCTTGTCGATGTTCAGCTCCAGGGGCGTGGAGGTGGGAACCTGGTTGGTCAGGTTCTGGCCCTTGGAGTAGTTGCTGATGGTGATCGTGGGGATCGAGCGGATGTTGACCTTGTCACCCTGGCCCTTGATCTCGCCTTCCCAGTCGTTGTTGGTGATCTCGCCCAGGACGGTGCTCTTGTAGAACTTGACCTGGAGCTTGCCCGACCAAACCTCGGGGATGAAGTTGGAACCGGACGAGCTGGCGTAATCCCCAGCATTGCCGGAGCCGTAGTAGTTGCTAGAAGCGGTAACTGACATGATTCAAACCTTTCGGTACTAATCAGTCGGCCTATCGAACTCTTTTTTCTCGAATCGCCAACTGAATTTCTGCGTCGATAGCAGCAGCATCCGCATCAGAGATCTCGCCTCTCCGTTCTCGAGCGTAGAAATTTGCGATCTCTCCGCGAGTCCAGAGCTTCTTGCCCGCTGGCGCCTCGGGGGTCCGAGTCGCTACCGGAACAAGTTGCGAGTCCAGCGAGTTGGTAGCTGCTGCCGCTTTGTTCTGTTGAACCTTTTTGAACGCATTGAAGAATCTGGCAACGCGATCCGCATCGCGCTTCCCTTCAGCCTCCGAAAGAATGTCCTGGCGCGTGTAGCCGGTGATCTCATCGATCTCACTCAGCCACGTATGGAAGTCGGGGTCATCGTTGATCGCCATCCAGTCCGGAACCGACGAAGCCAACTTCTCATAAAAGCCGACCTCTTTGTTCTGAACCAGAGTCGAATCAAGCGACTCCAGCCGTTTC